CGAACCATACTGTGTCTCGAGTAGTACTAGAGATAGTGGGATGGATGGGTGTAGGGGATTATTTGCTCTTAGAGATGTTGAAGTTGAACCTTCTTGCTCTATGTTAACACCCCAACACATCCTGAAACTTATTGACGTTGATTATTATGAGCCAATGCCTGAGTTGATGCAAACTGCGGTTCCTATGATGATCTATACTTTTGTTCCTCAAAATGCTGGTGGGTCTGATGCTAATGGTGCATATACAATGATGGATAATAATGTGTTTCATCGTATAAATGGTGGTACTTCTTATAACCACCAATTATGGGATTATAATCATGATTTTCTGTCTAGTTCTGTGTCTTACACTAGAGCAGATGATTCTAGCTATACCCGTTTAGTTGTTTATCGGGTGGAACAATTGCGTGTTCCTGACTCATGTCATCGAATCATTTACCTCATGCCGGTTCATTTATATGAATACGACAATAATGAGGAGAATGATGAGTTGTTTGCTGCCTTTCCTCATCGAGAAATTGAACGGCTAGTTTTCTCCCATGGAGACATCAATCAATTGAGTTTCCATGATGGTTCTAAACTTTGTTATTCATTTTCTTATCGTGATACACCATTCTCTGTCGTCTTAAACGCAGACGTGTTTCACAATGTTTTGAACAAATTTTTGCTCCATGGAAAATTGTCCCCCGGAGATATACAACGAATTATTGGTGTTTCGAAACCAAATTCTCAGGAGATATCTACGATGTTAGGTCTTTTATTTGCTAATGAAGAATTCATGGCAAAGAGAGGTTGGAATTCTGGCTTCATTGGCAGTACGGCTGCGGCGAGATTGCATGATGCTAAGCATTATACTGTCCTTGGTCCTGTTATCGAGGAGGGTAAACGCTATGCACGCACTTTCGCACCACCAATTGTTGCTAATGAGTCTGTGTTTCCAACCAATTGTGAAGCTAATGACATTGCTTGTGTTGAGGGCCGCATTAATAAGGTACATAATACGAAAATACCCCCAACTGTGTATAACACCTATGCCAACGAATTTGTCCAGAAATTGGTTCCTAATGCTGGTGTTGGTGTTCCAGATACTATGCAAGAAGTCATGGACTCTATGACTGAGCCTAACCAACGGAAGAGATCTGAACTTGAGTACCCAATGACAGACACTATCCCTAAAATGTTCATACAAGCCTTCCAGAAAGCTGAAGCTTATCCGGAAGCTAAAGATCCCCGTAACATTTCCAAATTACCTACGTACCATTTGTTGAGTGCTTCAACATACACCCTGCCTTTTAAACGAAATGTCCTCAAGAAAACCGACTGGTTTATGCCTGCTAAAACTCCTTGTGAGATAGCTGAGTGCGTTCAAGAGTATGCGACTGACAAAGATGAGATAACTGAGGCCGATTTTTCACGGTTTGATGGTCGAATCTCTCGTTGGTTGCGAACTCATGTTGAGCGTGCCACTTATTTGCGACATTATCCGGTCCAATATCATGAGGAAATTGAAAGCATCTTTAAACGTGAATTAGATGCTGTGGGTTTTACAAAACATGGTGTTAAGTACGAGACTGATGGTTCTAGGTTGAGTGGTAGTGCTTTTACTACTGATGGAAATTCTATCATAAATGCTTTTATGATTTATGCTGGCCTGCG